GATAGTGGTAAGAAACGTAGAGTGTTTTGGAATGCAGATAGCCATCTGTTACGTAGGGAAGGTATCCCGGATTCGTTTGATTTCGAGGGTGCTGTGATTTTTATAACAAACTTGAAGTTTAATCACATTCGTAGTAAAAAATTACAAGACCACTTGGAAGCATTACAGAGTCGATGTCATTATCTAGACTTAACATTAGACACAATGCGTGATAAAGTACTACGTGTAAGACAAATAGCAGAAACAGGTGAATTATTTAATGATTATAATTTGAGTGATTCACAGGGAAAAGAAATCATAACATTCATGGAGAAACATAAGAACGATTTGCGTGAAATGAGTCTCCGAATGGCATTGAAGATAGCAGATTTGTGTACAATTAGTGAAAAGCGATGGAAATTACTCGCTAAAAACACATGTATGAAAAATAGTTTTTAACAGGTTCAGTATGTGTTTACTGTGTTATTACTCCCTATAATAGCCTCCCTAAGTAAACACTACTAACAGATACAAGGATTACCTTGTATCACTCGGGTATCGAAGGGGTTGTTACATCCTTTTTTGTTCCTTCGATACCCACCTTATTTATAGAGAAATGATATGAAATTTATAACGAGATTATTAAACAATTATGAAAAAAGCAACAATAGTAGTTAGAGACGAAGTTAACTGTTCTATCAAGGATTTAGACCTTGATATGAGAAAGAAACTTGTACATGCATTTGAATACGAGATTCCTGGTGCAAAGTTTATGCCATCGTATAGATTGGGAAGATGGAATGGCATGGTTTCGTTCTTTAATCTAGGTGGTAGCACATACATCAATCTATTACCCGATATATTGCCGATAATGATATCAGATGGATGGGAAGTCGATGTTGATGATAAACGAACTTACCAACATTCATTTGATTTGTCGGAAGTAGATGCAAACACATACAATCATGTTAAGTGGCCAGAAAAACACCCTGTTGCGGGGGAATCAATTGTGTTGCGAGATTATCAAATTGATGTAGTTAATAATTTTCTAAAAAATCCACAATGCATTCAAGAGATTGCGACTGGTGCTGGTAAGACTCTAGTCACAGCCTCATTAAGTGAGCGAGTTCAGGACTTTGGGAGAAGTATTCTTATAGTTCCGAATAAGAGTTTGGTGATACAGACAGAAGAAGACTATGTTAATATGGGGTTGGATGTTGGTGTCTATTTTGGTGATAGAAAGGACTTTGGAAAACATCATACTATATGCACATGGCAAAGTCTTAATTCATTGATGAAAAACACCAAAGCAGGAAAGGGAGAATTTGCTATTGGTGAATTCCTAGAAGATGTTGTATGTGTTATGGTAGACGAAGTACATAGTGCAAAAGCCGATGCACTCAAAACATTATTAACTGGACATATGGCAAATATACCACTACGATGGGGGTTAACTGGAACCGTACCAAAGGAACAATTTGCATTCCAATCATTGCATGTTAGTTTGGGAAATGTTATTAATAAAGTATCTGCGAAGGAATTACAGGATAAGGGCGTGCTCGCACAATGCCATGTAAAGATTGTTCAATTAGAAGACCATGTTGACCACAGTGATTATCAAAGTGAATTGAAGTATCTATTGACCAACCCTGATAGATTGGATATATTGGCAAATATCATTGTTAGTGCGAATAAAACAGGTAATACATTGGTACTAGTTGACCGTGTTGAGTCTGGTAAGGAGTTAGTATCACGATTGGGTGATAATGCAGTATTTATTAGTGGGGCAACTAAAGGTGTTGACCGCAAAGAACATTATGATGAAGTGGCAAGTTCTGATAGCAAAGTTATCGTAGCAACATATGGCGTCGCCGCTGTTGGTATTAATATACCAAGAATATTTAATTTGATGCTTATTGAACCTGGTAAGTCATTTGTTAGAGTAATACAATCAATTGGACGTGGTATTCGTAAGGCAGAAGATAAGGATGAGGTTCAAATTTGGGATATCACAAGCACATGTCGTTTTGCTAAGAGACATTTAACAAAACGTAAAAAGTTTTATAGAGAGGCAAACTACCCGTTTGACATGCAGAAATTGGAATGGAAATAAACTATTTTTTCTGAAATCTATGTTACGGTAACATTTGATATTTGGGGTAATGTGATTATTGGTATAATTGACATATCTTAATAACATACTAATCCCAAAAATAATGAAAATACATACATTAGATAATACAGCATATGAATTGAATGAATTGCCAGAAAAAATAAATGATTTACAATTTGCTATATTTGATAATAGTAATCCCAAAGATGCCGACCATTTCTTCATTCCGTTAATCTTCTTAGAAAGTTTTACATCACCTGCATTAGTCTTACGAATTGGGGATAAACTAATAAAAATGCCAATGGAATGGCATTTATTAATAGGAGAGGAAGAGCACGGAGATTTGGAAGCAATTGCGTTAACTAGCATCAATGATAGAGATTTCAAGGCGTTTGAGTTTAATAGTTTAAGTGGGTATCGTGCAGACTTTTTACCAATTGAGGTAGTTGATGTGTATACCGAGGTACAATGGTATAATCCTAAATTAAAGAATGGCCAATATTTGGCAGTACCAATTGATAGTGGTGATGCACCTAGAGTTGTATATTTCATAAAGGATGTATCGAGAAATTGCCAAGTGGTGGATTACGCACAGGCTTGGTAACATGTCATCACCGAAATTAGACATTTTTAAAATGCTTAATGCGATTGATTCAAAGGATTATGATTTTTATGATAATCTAACAGATGATGAGCGCAAAGGCTTCAGTGCATATATTGGGTTGAAGTGGGGTGCAAGTGTCAGTGGTGGTGATAATATACTACAGCATTATTACTTAGCGAGTATGAATAGTTATGTGAATGTGAATTTATTCGACCTTAATAAACATCATAAATTACAGTGGCTGTTATTGGTTGCATCAAGCCCAAACTTTGGTGTACATAGGCATGAGTGGATTTACCCGAAGAAGAAACCCACAAGCAAATCAAAAAACGACATTAAGAGCCAATTAATGAAAATATACCCTTCGTATAAAGAAGACGATATTGAATTATTAGCGTCAATGGTTACTAAAAAAGATTTAAAGAAATTTGTAAAGGATTGTGGAGATGAATGATGAATGATGTTTATTGTATAATGCCTTTTATTGGTATGCAGTATTCAGTTCGTGGCTCTAGTTTGTGTTGTTCCTCACCCAAATACGATATATCGCCATATAATTTTTGGAATTCAGACTACATGAATGATGTTCGTGATGATATGTTGAACGGCATAATGAATGTGGAGTGCTCGGCATGTTATGATAACGAATCCGATGGCATGAAAAGCATGCGCCAAGGATTCAACCAATATCATCACACAGATAAGCTGTCAAAAAATATTCAATACCTTGATTTGGATTTATCCAATAAATGCAATTTATCATGCTTGATGTGTAATTCCGATAGAAGTTCACAAATTGCAAAACAAGATGGTATATATGTTGAAACAAATGGTGTAAATAATATTTCATCTGAAGTGTTGCGTGATATTAAACGTTTGTCATTTGTTGATATGAAGTTGCTGTTATTGCAAGGTGGAGAACCATCTATAATTAATGAGTATCATGATATATGTGATTTTTTGGAGGAGAATGATTACAAAGGGAACATAGACCTAAACACAATCACTAACGCAACTACATTAAATGTTAATAGTTATAGTAGGTTTAATGGATTTAAACAGAAAAATATACACATTAGTTTGGATGGTTTTGGTAATATAAATGACTATATACGGTATGGTAGTAAGTTTGCAATTATAGAAAAGAATATACATTATTTAATTAGCCATGAATTCAATATTACTATCGCGGTAACATTGCAAATTTTATCATTAATAAAATTTAATCAATTCCTACAATGGGTAGTGAATTTGAAATCCATGTATAGTGCACCGAATATTCCCAAATTGAATATTAGTTGGTTGTATTCCCCTGATGAAATTAATATAAAAAATACACCATCCAAACTAAGAACCCATGTATTGGGTGAAATATCTGAGTTTGAACATTCAAATGTGTTTGAACATTCAAATGTTCAGTACCATGATATCGTGGGAGTATTGTCACGTACCAATAGTGATGATGAAGTGTTGGTAAATGGGTTAATGAAATTTATTCATCGTGTGGATGAATCACGGGGGTCGAATATATATGATTTTATACCAAATTTCAAAGAGATGATTCAATGAGTAATGTGTGTGAATATTGTGAGAAGGAATTTAAACGAGAATCGACATTATTAGTTCATTTATGTGAAAAGAAACGTCGGTGGCAAGAAAGGAATGACAAGGGAGTAAGGATAGGATTCAACGCCTATATAACTTTCTATATCTACACACAAAAATCTACTAAGATAAAAACAATAATGGATTTTATAAAAAGTCCGTACTACAACGCGTTTGTCAAGTTTGGTAGGTACTGTATTTCTATCAACGCTATTAAAATAGAAATGTTCGTCAAATATCTTATTAACAAAAATAAAAAATTAGACTATTGGTCTAATGATTCTTTGTATTCGAATTTTTTAATTGGTATTATCAAGACTGAAAATCCAATTGATGCATTGAGTAGAGCACTGAAATATAGTATGAAGTGGGCAGAAGATAGTAATCAAAGTAGCAATGATATATTAAGATTGGCAGGTGCAAATACAATATGTCATATGATTATTAGTGGGCATATTAGTCCGTGGGTGCTTTATTCATGTGATAGTGGTGTAACGTTTATGGGGAATCTCACCACAGAGCAGACTAAAATTATATGGTATTTTATTGAACCAAGTGGTTGGTCTAGTAAGTTTAAATCATTTAATGATGATGTTGTGTACATAAAGGGTAGGTTAAAAAAGGCAGGATGGTAATATGATAATGGATGCGGATGTTGATATTGATT